GTCAGCTTTGACAATGGACTCCTCACCGTGGAGTTGACTAAGATAGTTCCAGAACATCATGCTCGGAAAGAGTATCTATAAATAAAATGGTTCGAGATGGATCAAACAGGGGTTCCTTGACGGAACCCTTTTTTATTGCTATAATGGATTTAACGCAGAAAGAAAATGTCGATTAAGATTGCTTTATTGAAATCAGGTGAGAACGTAATCTCTGATGCTAAAGAACTAGTTCAAGAGGATAAAGTTCGTGGGTATCTATTTAAAAAACCACATGTTGTTGATGTATTACCACCTGATCATACTCAACTTCTTACTGAAAATGAAGGAGAAGAATATCCTGATTCTACTGAACTTAAAGTTTCCTTAAGTCCTTGGATCATGCTTTCAAAGGATGAAGAAATTCCTGTACCTCCTGATTGGATTGTTGCTATTGTTGAACCAATAGAGACTATTGTTGACATGTATAAGGAAAAGACAGATGACAATTAAACTAATAGTTTTAACTAATAAACAAATATTAGTAAGTGAGGTTGAAGAAGTTGGTGCTGAAATGGGAGAACCTGATTGTAAGTTAATCCATCCAGTAATATTAAAAACTACAGAAGAAAAAATAACTGTTGAGGAAGGTAAAGTTCTTCTTCAACCATGGTTACAAAGTTTTACACCAGATACTACATTTATGATAAGTTCTGATAAAATAGTAACTCTTGCAGAACCTGCAGAAAACATTCTTGAAAAATACGAAGCTCTTATTAAAAAGAAATGAGATTCTATACAAATGTTCAGATGGTTGGGAACAACTTTCTAGTTCGTGGTGTTGATAATGGAAAACATTTTGCAGCTAGAGAACCATTTAATCCAACTTTATTTGTTCCATCAAAGAGAAAAACCAAATATAGAACATTGGAAGGGGAATCTGTTGAACCCATCAAACCTGGTACCGTAAGAGATTGTAGAGATTTTATTAAAAAATATGAGGAGGTTGAGAACTTTAAGATTTATGGTAATGAGAGATTTATATATCAATATATTTCTGATAACTATCCAGAAGAGGAGATTAAGTTTGATATAAGTCAGATAAAAATAACTACACTTGATATTGAGGTTAAGTCAGAGCATGGATTCCCTGATGTAGAATCTGCTGCTGAAGAAGTATTGCTTATTAGTATTCAGGATTATAATACTAAACAGATTCGTACATGGGGTTTAGGGCCATTTGATAATAAACAACCTAATGTAATATACAAATCATTCAAGACGGAGTATGCTCTTCTTTCAGATTTTATTGATTGGTGGATGATTGAGCAGAATACTCCAGAGATTGTAACTGGTTGGAATATTGAGTTGTATGATATTCCATATTTGGCTCGCCGTTTAGATAGAGTCCTTGGTGAGAAGTTAATGAAGCGTTTATCACCTTGGGGGTTGGTTACTGAAAAGGAAACTCATATTATGGGACGTAGGCAACTTATCTACGATTTAGGTGGAGTTACTCAACTTGATTATCTTAACTTGTATAAGAAGTTTACTTATAAGGCACAGGAGTCTTATAGGTTGGATTATATTGCTAGTATAGAACTTGGTCAGAAGAAGTTAGACCACAGTGAGTTTGATACATTTAAAGACTTCTACACAAATGGTTGGCAAAAGTTTGTGGAGTATAATATAATCGACGTTGAACTTGTTGACCGTATGGAAGACAAGATGAAACTGATTGAACTTGCCATTGTTATGGCATATGACGCAAAGGCAAACTATGCTGATGTCTTCTATCAGGTTCGTATGTGGGATACGATAATCTATAATTATTTAAAGAAACGGAATATAGTTATTCCACCCAAAGAAAGATCCGATAAGGACGCAAAATACGCAGGTGCATATGTCAAGGAACCGATTCCAGGAAAGTATGATTGGGTTGTCTCTTTTGACCTCAATAGTCTTTACCCTCATCTTATTATGCAGTACAATATCTCCCCAGAGACCCTTTGTGAGAGACGGCATCCATCCGTTACAGTTGATAGACTCCTCGAAGAGCAGGAGGTAGTAGACGGGGAATATGCTGTATGTGCAAATGGAGCACAGTATCGCAAAGATGTTCGTGGATTTCTTCCAGAGATAATGGAGAAAATCTATAAGGACAGGACGATATACAAAAAGAAGATGTTGGAGGCAAAGCAACAGTATGAAAAAACAAAAACGAAAACATTGGAGAAGGAGATCGCCAGGTGCAATAATATCCAAATGGCACGGAAGATCCAACTTAACTCTGCTTATGGTGCTATTGGTAATCAATACTTTCGCTATTACAAACTTGCGAACGCAGAAGCCATCACTCTATCTGGACAAGTATCCATCAGGTGGATTGAAAACAAAATGAATGCCTATATTAATAGGATTTTAAAAACAGAGGAGATTGATTATGTTATTGCTTCAGATACTGATTCCATTTATCTTAATCTGGGCCCTTTGGTTGAAGCTGTATACAAGGGGAGAGAGAAAACTAATGAAAGCGTTGTCACGTTCCTTAATAAGGTGTGTCAAACACAATTTGAACCTTTTATTGAAAGTTCTTATGAAGCGTTGGCCAAGTACGTAAGTGCTTATCAAAACAAGATGGTGATGAAAAGGGAGAACATTGCCGAACGTGGTATATGGACTGCCAAGAAAAGATACATTTTAAATGTATGGGATAGTGAGGGTGTTCGATATGAAGAACCTAAACTAAAGATGATGGGTATTGAGGCAGTTAAGTCTTCTACACCAGCACCTTGTCGTACTATGATTAAGGATGCACTCAAACTTATGATGAATGGTACAGAGGATGAAGTTATTACTTTTATAGATAAGTGTCGTAACGAGTTTAGGAATCTTCCTCCTGAAGAGATTGCTTTTCCCAGATCTGCGTCTAACGTAGAGAAGTATAAATCATCTGCTACAATCTACTCAAAAGGAACTCCTATACATATACGGGGTGCATTATTATTCAATCATTATGTTAAAAAGCATAATCTAACGAATAAATATTCACTCATTGGTAATGGAGAAAAGATCAAGTTCCTTTATTTGAAGAAACCAAACATAATACAGGAGAATATTATTTCGTTTATTCAGGATTTTCCTAAGGAAATTGGCCTTGACAAATATATTGATCATGACCTACAATTCGACAAGAGTTTTGTAGAACCTCTTCGTGCTATCCTTGATGCTATAGGATGGAATGTGGAGAAAACTGTAAACTTAGAACTATTTTTCACCTAATGGAACTACCTATTAACGATAAGGATTTGGCAACTATAATAAATGCTTTGTCATTAGGAGGTGATGCTAGATTGTATCATCTCTTGAAAGAAGTTAAACAGGTTAGGGATTTGAATCCTGGTGGACCTTACAAGAAAATTTTACGTGAAGAAAAAGGAATTACGATTTAATTATGGATTTTTTAAAAGAGATAGTAAAAGAGATTGGTGATGAGTACACCCAAGTCGCAGCAGACATCGAAGAACAAGAACGATTCATCGACACAGGATCATACATCTTTAATGCAGTGGTTAGCGGTTCCATTTATGGTGGCGTATCTAGTAATAAGATTACTGCCATCGCTGGTGAAAGCAGTACTGGTAAGACTTTTTTCTCCCTTGCTGTCGTCAAGAATTTTTTGGATAATAACCCTGATGGTTACTGTCTTTATTTTGACACCGAGGCTGCTGTCAACAAAGGATTACTTGAGTCTCGTGGGGTTGACTTAAACCGTACTGTTGTTGTTAATGTTGTAACAATTGAGGAATTCCGAACAAAGGCACTAAAGGCAATTGATAAATATCTTCAGATGCCCATAGAAGATCGCAAACCGTGTATGTTTGTGTTAGACTCCTTGGGAATGCTCTCCACTGAAAAAGAAATTAGAGACGCACTAGATGATAAACAGGTGCGTGATATGACTAAATCCCAATTGGTGAAGGGTGCATTCAGAATGTTAACTCTTAAACTCGGCCAAGCGAATGTTCCACTCATTGTCACAAATCACACGTATGATGTCATCGGAGC